AAGAACTAAATTGTCGTTGTCTTCTGCGAACACAAACCTGTATATGACTGTATGTAAATCCTCTGGAGGTACAGAGTATTTGTATATTGCGGACGGCAACACGTTGAAGTATTCAACTAACCCTTTCGCCGCTTCGCCAACGTGGACGTCGGTTACGACTGGTGCACCCGCAGGTGTAGCAATTACTCATGTGGAAAGCAACGGGCAAACAGTTTTTATTGGCTATACCAGTAACGATATTTATTCAACGTCGCCTGGTTCGGCTTCTGTTAGTTTGTTTTATCCAACATCTGGCACATCGGGTAAAACTTACACAGCCTTTTCATACGCTAAAGGTAACGGGTTTGCTTCAGTAGACCAAGACCTTTACGTTATTGGTTTGGGTTCAGGTGGACACAACGTATTTTACGACAACCCTGACACCACGTTCCGTTGGGTGGGGGCAGCAGGTGGACAGAACGCTGTCTACGCCGCAGGATACTCAGGTACACACAGCCTCATCTACAAACTAACCATCAAGGACGACGGTTCGTTTGATGTTCCCGTTGTCGCCCTTGAACTACCAACAGGTGAAGTTGTTTCAAGCATCTTCGGATACTTGGGTTACATTCTTATCGGCACTAACAAGGGTGTCCGTTTCGCTTCTACTGACCAAGCGAACAACCTTGTAGCAGGTTCCTTGATACCAACAACAGGACCCGTCTACGGTTTCACGGCAGACGACAGGTTTGTTTGGTACACCTACTCCAACTTTGACGCCACCTCAACAGGATTGGGCAGGTTAGACCTGTCAGTAAACACAGCCATAAACACCCCCGCCTACGCTTCCGACCTCATGTATACGTCTACAGCCGTTGTTCAAGATGTGGTCACATTTGACAACAAGCGCATATTCTCCGTTTCAGGTGTCGGTATCGTTGCCGAAGACACAAGTAACAAGGTTGTATCTGGCTATCTGGAGATGGGTAAATACACTTGGGGTATTCAAGACCCGAAGTTTATTGCTAAAGTGGACTTGCGTGGAGCCTCCATCAAGGGTTCTGTCAATACCCAGTTGTCGTTGGACGGTGGCACATATACAACTATTGGCACTTGGTCAGAGACCTACCATCCGCTGTCTGTAGATTTCACCATGACTGGTTCCGACGAGCAGGCTGTTGATGCTCAAGTCAAGTTGATATTGAACCGTTCCGCTACCACCACCCTCGGACCGACTGTGACTCGTGCCTCGTTGCGGGCATACGCTTCACCGTCAAGGTCACAGGTTTGGACTGTTCCTGTCTTACTACATAATCGGGTGACTATCCGCAACCGTGAGTACGATGTTGATGTCGCATACGAAAAAGCGTTACTTCAGGGGTTGTTGCGGGTTCCCCAGATTGTGACTTATCAGGAAGGTGACGATTCTTATTCGGTAACTGTTGAAGATTTACGGTGGACCCCCGTCAATAATCCTTATAACAGTCGGGAATGGGAAGGAACACTGTTAGTAACATTGCGTTCTGTGCAAGACTAGGAGACTACTATGGCAAAAACACGACGAGCATATGTTGGGGCGCCCGCTTCTACCACCATCGCAAGTGGCATTAACGCTACGGCTACCTCTATCACCATCACCGCCAACACTGGCTGGTACGGGTCAAGTGACAAACCGTTCTATGTGGTTGTAAGCCCGACTCTTGCCGCTGAAGAAAAGATACTTGTCACCATTTCTGGCACAACTCTTAGCGTTGTTGGTGGCGTATCGGGGCGTGGGCAGGACGGCACTAGCGCCGCTACCCATGACAGCGGGGCAACTATTTTCCCTGTGCCTACGGCTATAGATTTTGATGAGGCTAACGAACTGACCGCCAAGTATATCTCCGAGGGAAGCATCGTCTATCAGGGTGCAAGCACTTTCACGGAGCGGACTATCGGCACAGCGAATCAGGTTCTTAAAGTGAACTCTGGTGCTACTGCCCCTGAATGGGGTCAGGTTGCTACCGCTGGTATCGCTGACTCAGCGGTGACTTCAGCGAAGATTGCTGACGGTACGATTGTTGCTGGCGACATTGCTGACGGGGCTATCACCTCTGCCAAGATTCTTGACGGCACTATTGCTACTGGTGACCTTGCCGATAGTGCTGTTACTTCTGCGAAGATTGCTGACGGCACGATTGTTGCTGGGGACCTCGCTGATGGGGCAGTTACTTCGGCAAAGATTCTTGACGGCACGATAGTCAACGCCGACATCAACGCTTCAGCGGCTATCGCTCTGAGCAAACTTGCAACTGGCGCACTGCCCACGGACATTACCGTCGCTTCAGCGAACATTGTGAATGGCACGATTGTTGATGCCGACATTAGTGGGACCGCCGCTATTGCCTTAAGCAAACTGGCAACAGGCACACTGCCTTCTAGCATTACCGTCACAACAAGCAACATTGAAGTTGGCACGATAGTTAACTCTGATATTTCTACTGCCGCCTACATATCGCCAAACAAAATCGCCAGCCACGGCAACTATCGCACACGCACAACGGCACAAAGCATTAGCAATGGTTCATGGCAAAAAGTTGCTTTTGGTGTAGAAGTTGAAAAAGAAGGCACACAGGTTGATTACAACACAGGAACCGACAACCTGGTTCTTGACGGTTACGGAACATATGTCATTAGTGCTGGTTTAACATTCGCCGCAGACGGAACAGGGGTCCGTGGCATCAGGATTTATGACATTACAAACAGTGAAGTTTTGGCAGAAATGGTTATCGGCGCATACGGTATTTTTGACTGTTCCATAAATTGCAGCATCGCCTACACCAACAAGACATCATCTCACCCGATTGCTGTTTACGCCTACCAAAACTCTGGTGGAGCGCTGAACGTTAAGGGGGAGCGTGGAACATTTGTAGCCGCCGTCAAAGTCGCTGGGGCAATCGCATGACAAGTAAAGCAATCGTCGTCAAGTTCCTAGCGAACCTCACCACCGTAGCATTAGGTGTAATCAGCACAGCGTTCATCTTTGACGTCGCCACCTGGATAACAGCAGGAACAACCCTCGTTATGTACCTCATCACCGTAGTAAACAAACTTGCTAACTCAGCAATGGATGGTCGCCTCACCGCAGACGAAGTAGCCGAAGCGGTGGAAGGCGGCTGATGTGGGTATCGTCGCACCAGGTCACCCGTACAAACGGCTCGTCGTCCCTCAACGGCTAGAGCAGTACGGCAACGGCAAACTGCCTGCCCATAAACTAGCCAAACTTTCTTGCGGTGGCACAGGCTGGTTTGATATTGAATGGTACGGCGGGTTCGTGTTCGCCTGCAACTTGATGTATGACCACGCTAAACGTGACGGTGTTGAACTGAAAGCGGTGAGTGGTGGCTACCGTTCGTTTGAATCACAGGAAGCCTTGTTTTATTCCCGTTACTCGTTGACACCTACGGGGCGTGTACCGCAGATTACTCGTCAGTATAATGGGCGCACCTACTTCCTCAATAAGGGAGCCAGCCCAAGTGCCAGCCCTGGCACGAGTCCACATGGCGTCGGTTGTGCCCAAGATTTTTTGATTACAGGCAACGTGTATGACTGGTTGTGTCGTAACGCTCCGACGTATGGAATCTTTTTGCAGGGTCCACCTAAGTATCTTTGGAAACCAAACCCAGAGTATGAGGCATGGCATTGGCAGTTGTCTGACGCTAATAACCCGACGAAGAAAGTTAAGCAGGAGTGGGTAAAGTTTAAGGAAGCGTTGGGTATCAAGTGATGAAAGCGGTACTCATTTCTTTGGTTGCTGTTTGTTCTTTTATTTCTTTGTCGTTGGCTTTGACGGGTGATGACGAGTGATTACGGAAGGTATCGCTGTTGCGTTCATCGGTGTTATCGGTGCGGTGATGGTGGCTTTGATTCAACGTCACCGTGTTGAGTCGGCGGAAAGCAATGAGGTTATGGCGGACTCGTTGAACCGTATTGAGAACAAGTTGGATGGTCATATTGACGACCACCTCAAAGGTGATGTCTAACAGTATCACGGAGTAGCGCCTGACGTAAGACAGTGGTATCGTCATTGTCCCTATGAACGAGCAGGCAATAGAAATACTAAAGAAATACCTCCGTCGTGTTGTTGTTATGGGCGAAGCCGAACAACGAGAGTTCTTTTGGGCGTTAGAACAACTGGAGAAATCCTGCAAACCTTGTCGTCATAAGGCAGCCTGAAGTAAGATTCAGTCATGTATGTAGACGGTAACTGGCTCGTATGCCCCAACTGTGAAACAGCGTGGAAGCAGAATCAAGGTAAGAATTGTTGGGAGTGTGGCGAACCTGGCGTCTCTATGCTGGTGGAAGACCTGAATGATGGAACCGACACTCCCTGCTGACTACAACTATCGCAAGTCTGCACCGTATCCAATAGCGATGGTCGTGTGGGCTGACGCTCACGCAGGCGAGGGAGGCTGGCAGGAACTCAGCGCCTTTGAGGATGACGGTGAATGTCTTGTTACTACCGTAGGGTTCATTGTGCCTGCAGGCGAAGGCGGCAAAGAGGGTCATACAACTATTTGGCAGACGATTAACGACGGTGAGGGAATCAACCCGTTCCATATCCCGCAAGGGATGGTTAGGTCGCTGAAGATTATTTCCGAATAGAGTTGCTTTGCTGTAACTTGTGCATTACAGTATTTCATATCACTACAACGAAGGGAACCAGATGACTCTTAATCGTTATCGCATACCAAAGCAAGAACACGGTTCGCAAGAATGGTTGAATGACCGTTTCCGTGACAAGGAAAACAACAAGCGTGTGTCTGCGTCAGCGGTCGCCGCTATCTACGGGCTACACCCGTTCGTACCAATGGAGAAGTATGCAGCCGAACTACTGGGCGACATACCTCCGAAGCCGATACCACCAAACCCCGCTATGGAACGAGGCAACCGTCTTGAACCGTTCGTGTTGGAATGGGCTTGCGACAAGTTAGGTATCAAATACATCACACCCGAAGAAATGTTCGCTTGTGACACGAAAGGTGGGGCACGAATGATTGCCACCCTTGACGGTCTCTACGAAGAAGGCGACACCCGCAAGGTGTTAGAAATCAAAACCTCCACCCGTGAATGGACAGGCGTACTACCCGACTATTGGAAACTGCAAGGTATCCAGCAGGCTATCTGTGCCGACGTACACGAAATCACTTGGGCAATCTTTGACCCCAAAATGATTCTCCATCTCCACGTTCAAGAAGTAACAAGCGACGAAGTGGTGGAACATATCTCCGCAGTTGAAAAATGGTTGAACGCTATTGACATTGGCATCACCCCGTCAGGTGTCCGCTGGTCATACGAGACAATCACAACCCGCTACCAGAAACCGACAGAGGAATCCGTTGAACTTGAACGCTCAGCAAGCGAACTTATCGCACAGTTGAAGCACATAAAGTCCGAACTGAAATCGTATAAAGATTTGGAAGACAAACTGAAAGCAGAACTGTGTGACTTGATTGGCAACGCTGAGGTTGCTACCATCAACGGTGTCACGGTTGCTACTTGGAAGGGGCAAACCCGACACTCGTTTGATTCCAAAACATTCCAAGCGGAATGTCCAGACATCGCCTCTAAATATATGAGGCAATCAGTAACAAGAACACTTCTATTGAAGGGAGAAAAGTAATGGCATATTTTGACATCAACTCTTACGAGACGGTTGAGGAAAGACTGACCCGTTTCTGGGAAGCAAACCCGACTGGTCGTATCTATACCGAGATGGTTCACTACGACGCCGACAAGGTGGTATTCAAGGCAAGCATTTGGCGTGAAGCCAACGACTTCAACCCTGTGGCTACTGGTTTCGCAGAAGAAATCAAATCCTCTAAGGGCGTGAACGCTACCTCGTTTGTGGAGAACGCAGAGACCTCCGCTATCGGTAGAGCGTTAGCCAATATGAACTATCACGGCACAAAGGGCAAGCGCCCGTCACGAACCGAGATGGAAAAGGTTGAGCGCAACAAGCCCACCGAGAAGCCTGCCCCTGCCGTAAGTCAGGACGACAACTCACCACTCGCTACATTGCAGGTGAAGCAGTTTGAGGCAGCCTGCCGAGGCAAGAGCCTTGACCCGAAGGCTGTGGCTACCGAAGCAGGTTTGGAATGGGGCAACCTAAAGACTAAGGACTTGCCTGCCCTCCGTGAAGCGTTCAAGAAGTTATCGCCAGCAGAAGGCGGTGAAGGCTGATGCCCGCTAAACGCACCGTAGACCCGACAGGGGAACAGGCGTCGTCCAAGATGATTGCCTTGCGTATGACTGCACAACAGATGGAACAGGTTGCTGTCTTATGTCAGAAGTATGAATGTTCACGTTCTACTTTGTTCCGCCACCTGCTCGCAAAGGAGATGAACAATGATTGAGGTAATGGTCGGTGTCTTTCTGGGGCATCTAGTCTTTTCCTTGTTTGTCGGAGTGTTGCGAACGGTGATTGTCCGTCGCTCTGACAGGGTTGCTGGTGAGTAAGGAACGTGCTAAGGGCACAGCCTTTGAGACGTCGGTAGTTCAATACCTTCGTGACACAGGGCAGTTCCCTTACGCTGAACGTCGTGTCCTTCACGGCACATACGACAAAGGTGACATCACTGGAACGGGTCCGATTGTTTGGGAATGTAAAAACCATAAACAGTTGCGTCTCTCCGAGTGGCTGGTTGAGACCGAGACTGAACGGGTGAACGCTAACGCAGACATTGGTATCTTGGTTGTGAAACGCAAAGGGTACGGCAACCCAGCGGAACAGTACGCTGTCTTAAGACTGGAACACATTGTTGCTTTGTTGAAGCAGGCTGGTTACTGATGTCTGGCTATCAACCGTCTCACGACATTGACAAGTTTGTTTTCTCTGACGACCTGAAGTTCGGGTTGCAGGGTGAGCAGATGGTCACCGAGTTCCTACACGACTTGGAGGCGGGTTCGTTTGAGGTGAAGTATGACCGTTACCGTAATGGGCGTATGGTTGTAGAGACTGACCAGAACCCTCGTGGCGCAGGCTGGAAGCCGTCAGGTATCAACGTGACGCAGGCAACGTGGTGGGTGTATGTGTTCGCACCGCACACCTTTACCGCAGTGCAGGTGGCACGACTTAAAAAGTTTTTACGCATAAACCAATTAGGCAAAAGAGACTTTGCACCCACCAGCGACAACCCTGCTAGGGGTTATTTGCTTTATCCACAGCACGTTACAGACCTGCTAACTAACGAAGCATACGACACCGACTAGAATAGTTCTTTACTGTCTTACGAAAGGAGACTGAATGGATTGACTTTCCCCTGTCCACTGAACAAAGGAGAGTTATGCGACTGAAAGTTATCGCACCCCTCGTAATAATTATTACAAGCCTTATCGCCATTAGTGCAAAGGCAGAAAAAGCAGAAGACTCAACTGTCGGGTCATCAACAACTACAACCACTTCAACGACTACCACCACTCTAAGTCCCGAAGTGAAGTCCTACCTTAAGACAGTGAAGGTAGAACAAGACCGTGCCCGCTACGGACTATGCGGAGAGTGGCACGATACGGCTATCAGGGTTGGCTGGGACGAGACAGTATGGTCTCAACTACAGCAAGTCATCTGGCGTGAATCACGTTGTCAAGCAGACGCTTTCAACGGGGCTGACGCTGGACTGTTACAGGTGAACAAGATTCATAGAGCCTTTGTGGAATCTATGGGGCTGACGTTCCCCGAAGGAATGTTTGTAGCGGAGCATAACCTTCGGCTAGGCTTGTCGTTGTGGAAGGGAAGTTGCTGGAAACATTGGCGTTTCAGTGGCACAACCTTTGACTGTGAAAACAAACAAGGCTGAAAGAAGGGCAGGCTATGAGCAAAGTAAAATGGGTATGTGAATCGTGTAAAGCGAACATCACAACGTATGTCAAATTGGTGGAAGCACCAACTCACTCCTGTCCTAAGAAAGCAAACCGAACAATTCCCCTTAAGGAGGAAGAATGAATCAGATAATTATTGAAGGCAACGTCGGACGGATTGAACCGTTGAAGTTTGTCGGGTCAGGTATGGCAGTGCTTGAGTTCTCTGTCGCTGTGAGTCACGGCAAGGACGACAAGAAGAAAGTGTGCTGGCACAACGTCACCGTGTTCAACCGTTTGGCAGAGAATGTCGCCGCCTCAGTTCGTCAGGGCACTTGTGTCATTGTCGGCGGACGCTACGAGCAGGACGAGTGGACAAACAAAGAGGGCGAGAAGCGCACCAAGTTGAAGTTGGTTGCTGACAGCGTGGGCTATTCGCTCCGTTGGGACGTCGTTGTCCCCGACCAGACTGAAGCAGTGAACAAGAAGATTGCCAACGAGTTCGGCGGAGGAATGTTCTCTGACGAAGAAGCGTTCTAATGAACGTATTTCATCTGGACTTTGAGCAGTGGTTGGAGGTGGGTATCCGTCAAGGGTTTGTCTCACCTCCGACCTGCAACACTCACGAGGGCGTACCAATGACCGTGTTTGAGGAGAACGACTGGGAAGAAGGGGAAGACCCCTGTATCCACGTTCTTCGGCTGTGTGAAACAAAAGAACACGCTGACGGTGTTGAGATGAATAACGAGTGGATACAACGCTGGAGAAAAGGGGCGGGCTACTAGCCCTGCCGTAAGACAGGAGGAAGAATGGGAACCGACTACGACTCGTGGTTGTTAAACATCGTGGAAGGTAACGGTGATGACCCGTGCGAGTTGTGTGGCGACAGCCTCAACGATTGCTGGTGCATTATCCAAGCAGACGAACCCGACTTTGAGCGGTTGTCGTCCGATAAGGAACGTGACGATTGGGAACGATTCCTTGAACGTATCTAATGGCGATAGGTTCTGAACCCGAAATCGGAAAAACATTTTTGCGGTTCGGTCTTATGACAGAAGAACAGCAACGATTGTGGTATGACCACTTTCGTAAGACAGCAGGCAAAGATTTACAAGGGGGCTTTGCCACGCTCGGATACCCTAAACGAAGGAATGAAACCAATGGCTCGCAACCCGTATGACATCATCTCGGTCTATAACTATGAACCGATAGATAACTCGTGGAAGAAGAACGCTAACTGCCTTGACGCTCCGACGGAGGCTATGTTCCCTGTCTTAAAGTCTGGGGATAGTAGCCCGAAGGTGTGGCAGAAGGGTCTCGCCTACTGTCAGAACTGTCCTGTGAAGCAGGAGTGTCTTGAGTACACGCTCTACTATGAGGAGAAGACGGGGAGACGGTTCGGTGTGTGGGGCGGACTCACCCCCCGTCAGCGTGACCGTTATGTCGCTGAGGTGCAGTGGACTTCTCGCACCGAGGGTACTGTCTTAGGGCAGTAGATACGAGAAAGCCCCGCTCAACGAGTCGGAAGGGAATGACAACTCGGAGCGAGGCTTCTCTATCAGGGAAGGTTAGCATACCATCAGGAGTTAGGTATGACTACTACTTCCGTGAGTCTGTGGGTTTCTTCTTGTATCGCCTGTGCCCGTAGCAAGGCTGGTTGTCGGTTACGGAATCGGTGTGCCCGCTTGATGTCCTTGTAGATTGTGACCTTCCCAAAGTAGGGGCACGACCCTAGATACCCTTGCGGTTTAGCGTTTGGCAGTGACCGTTTGTATATCGGGTAGACCTGTATGACATACCATTTCTTCGGCGGTTTGTATCGTCTGTGCGGGAGGACAAGTCCTGCCTTAAGACGGGATAGTTTGCGCCGTAGGGTTGGTGAGTGTTCACGGTAGAGCCAGCCGATAAGGTCGGTGACCTCATTCATTAGAAATGGAAATCTACGACGACCAGATGTTGCTTAGAGCCTTCCTCTTGACACCGTTTGATGACACGCTGAGGACTTGTTGAGTAGTCGGTCAGGTCATAGAACCCTGTCTCGTAGGTGTGACGTCCCGTTAAAACTTCAAGAGCGTCCAGTAAAGTTGTCCACGCTGAGGTGTCCTCCACCCACGCCTTGAACGCTTCATCGTCCAGCACCTTCTCCCGTTCTAGGACAGGCTCGCCGTCTCTGATAAGCGCCCAACGTGACTTGTATCGGGGCAAGGTTAGTAGGTCGGTGACGGTTACCTCGCCGTGTCGCTTGAGTGCTCGGCGGATAATGTCCTGATTAGCGTCCTCGTATTGGACGAGCAATCGGTTGAACAGTTCAGGGTTGCTGTCGTAAGTCAGGAGGTAGCCGTGTTTCATTTCTTCGTTTGACCAGCGTCCCCCTAGTGCGTACCAGTCTGACCAGTCGGTTGCTTCAGCGAACGCTTCCACTTCTTGTATGGCTTCCTGTTCTGTGTCTGCTTTTACTGCGATGAGTTGTCCTGTGTGCATTACTTGTTTTCCTGTTCATAGATTTTGAGTGGTTGGATTACTTCTCCGTCTTTGTCTATCTCTGTGGCAAAGGCGTCGTGTACTAAGACAGGAGTTACCCCGTCCATTTCGTGATTGGTGACTGCTGTCTGAAAGATACTGACCGCCTCGTCAAAGGATTTAGTGTCGTAGATTTCGTAGGTCACTTGTGCAGAGATGATTAGGTTCATTGTGTTTCTTCCCTGTCTGTATAGATGAGTGTCTCTGTTAGTTCTTTCGGTCGGCAACCACCAAAGTCCTCTAACGCAAAGTTAAGAATCATTTGCAAGATGTCGTCTTGAGTAAAGTCGGTATCCTGTCCGTGTACATCTCGGTAACTTTTCATTACCTCGGCAACGTCATAGGTGAACGACCGTGTGTAGGTGACACGGTTTGGTAGTTCCTCTCCGTTGCTGTCGTAGAGTTTCTGTTCTATGTCCATTTTGTTTTCCCTTCAGTAGTTGATGTTCTCTTGTAGTTGATTGTGGATTTCGCTGACAACGTATTCGTCAATGTGGTCTACGGATTGGAGGTCGGCTACGGTCTTGACCCAAGCCTCGCTGTTCTGTTCGCTGACGTCGTAGCCTGCTTCGTCAATGACGTCGGAGAACTCGCCTTCCTCCCACCATAGGACAAGGATTTCTGCTTCGCTGTCCATTGTTGATAGTGCTTCTATTGCTTCTTTTACTTTCATTTTGGTTTCCCTTCTGCCCTGTTGGGCGTTTGTTGTATTTCATTTTCCCTCAACCGTGATACAC